GGCGAAGGACTTTACGTCCAAACACATGAAGACCACGAACGATGTCGGAGAAGGTTTCAGTTGACCGAACTACTTCGGTTTTTGCAATGTGAGATGCAGTTGCAACGGCTGACATGTGACCAGCCAAGCAGATTGACTCACCTGCAGCAGCAGTAACACCACTGATGCTAACTGCGTCTGTACCACCAGTAGTCAAGGCAGTTGACTTGTAGCAACGGAAGCCAGCAATGTTACCTTGCATAACAAGACCGTTACGCAGAGGTGAAGTGTTATCGCCAGTTACCTGTACTTCTGCAAACTTGGCACCCGCTGAGAACAGCTTGGCGTAGAATGCAGGAGAGGCTACGAACCAACGGTTTTCTTCTGGAACAGACTGTTCGTCAAGTTCTTTTGCCATTTCAAGCATCAGGTTGACAGCGTTGTCTGGAGCAGTGTGAACTGCAATTGGTGTACCAGCAGTACCCAGAGCAGTGTTGGTTGACAACAGACCACCAGCAAGTGATGCGTCATCAGCACCAGCAATGCCAGCACCGTCAGCAATTGCTTGCAGGACGTTGAAGTCGTACTTACGCTTCAGAGAGTATGCACCTGAAGAAGTAGCCAGTGCCTCAAAGTTAACATGAGACTGACGCTCTTCGATGTCATCGATCTTGAATGCGAAAGCGTTAGCTTGGTCAACAACCATAGTTGTCTGGTCGTCAGCCAAGTCTTGTGGAGAAACCACTGAACCGCGTGAGTATGCAGACACAGTGATTGTTGGTTCTTTGATGATGCGAACCGTATCGCCGTAGTTCTCAATTTCGCCAGCGTAATCGGTATTTGTGATGTCTTCAGCAACCGAAGCGCGACGGAAAAACTTGAGAACTTTTTGGCTAAAGATTTCCGGTGTAAAGTTACCGGAAGGCAGGTTATTGTAACCTGAAGCCGAATTAAAAGCCATTTGCTTTTCCTTCCTTCATTTTGAGGTTTAAGATTGGTAGTCGATTCGCCCTTCAGAACGTGCAGCGTCCAATTCAGCTTCGTGCTTTTCGAACTCCCACGGTTTCATCTTGGCGATTTGTGAAGCTTTCCAGATCTTCCCACCACTATCTCTTGTAGCGATTTCTTTGGGTGCTTGGCGAGTTACAGCGGCTGCTGCGTCACCTTGCTTAGATCTAGTCTGTTTCGGTTTTGTACTGATATTCTTATCAGCTTTGTAGAGATCAACAACACGTGCAGCCAAACGAGCGTTAGTGCTATTTTTGTAGATCCCGTCACTTAGTGATTCAGGCTGTTCATCCAACCACTCAAGAAATGCCTGATCTGATTTTAGCTGGTCAAAGTCCGGGTGAAGCTGGAGAAGTTCAGCGTAGGCTTTCTTCTTTTCCATTTCCTTTTCGCGTTCTTTGATTACGCCAATCTCATTTTGCAATTCAGACAATTGTGCCTGTGCTTGCATAGCAGAAACCGACTGGACGACTTCAAATATTTCAGGATAGTTGTCCTTAAATTGCTGCAGTTCTTCCATTGTCTTCGGCATCGGAATACCTTGTGGCATTTCAACATCGCTAGAACGTACTGCAGATTTAAGTTCAGTAATCTCCTGTTTGAACTCGTTGACCTTTTCGTCGTAGTGACGCTTTAGGTCGTCGTAACGTTTCTTGTAGTCGTGTGATTCTTCCGGCTCTTTCTTTGCTGCTGCAAAGCTTTCTCCGGCTTCGCCTTCCTGCTGAGTAGCCGAAACGTCTTCGGGGTCAGCTTCACTTTGGGCTTCTACCTCTTCATCGTCATCTTCGTAGACCTCTTCACGGTACTTTCCTTTGTAAAGCTGGTCGTTGTTGATGGTTCCGAATGAGTCGTTTGCTTTGTTGGCACGGTGGCCTCTTGCTTTTGCCATTTTATTTACCTCACTTGCGGGGCCACATGGCTGTGGGTAGCCGCTCCGGTTGTGCTGGGGCCGCATTGTTGCGGGTAGCCAGCGAATCTTCTACAGACCCAAGAGTCCCATTGCTCTGGTAAAGAAGCCTTCTACTTCTTTGGACTTGGTTCTAGGTGGAACCTTGCGGTCTTTTAGAACTTCTTCTGCTACGGATTGATACATAGCAATTTCTTTATTTGCGCTAGGAGACATGTACATGTGTCTCTGTCTACTTTCAGCGTCTTTTTCCTTCATTTCTTTTTGTATTGAAGGTTTTACTTTTCTAGCTTGAAGTCTGTTTGCGTAATCTTGAGCATCAAACAAGGATTCTTCACGAGATAACTCAGGCAATGCTGTCTTATACTTGTTGCTTATGTGACGCATCGCATGATGGCGTAACTCGTGGAGTAGTGTTATGGTTGCATCGTGTCTGCCGTAGTTTACGTTTTCACCAGCAAAGTAGTGAATTCCAGCTACGTTTCTATTTTGTTTGGTTACGCCCTGCTGTTCTGCAAAACCTTCGAACTTTCTAGATGTAGATCCGGGATCTCTTCGTTCACCTTTTGGTGTGTAAACACCTCCGATTCCAACTGATACTTTTCTATTGGCAGGAAGCACAATAGCTTTTATATCCAAGTCGCCCTTTTCGTATAGGTTCCAACCCAATCTAGCTAAAGGGTCTGTCTGTATGAATTCTTCCATGTCGGCTCGTAGTTCTACATCACCTAAAGCCGCCTGATTTACTTTCTTCGGCTTAGACTTGGGAAGAACCATGTCACCCTTTGCGTACTTTTTTCTATCGATGAAGCCACCCCCTGCGGCCTCTTGCCGACGGGCAATCTCTTTCTTTCCACGATTGTTGATCTTGTTGAGTCGGTCGTAACCAATTTCTTTAGCAATGTGTGGTGGGATGATAACCTCGCCCTTAGATACGGCGATTTGTACTTCTTGGCTAACGCCCGATTGTCCCGTATCACCAACTCTTTTATAGGCATCACGAAGCATCTTTTCAATATCCCCGCGTCCTGCGAAGTCGGCTGCAGCGGCGTTGATTACAAAAGTGCCTTCCTGTACGTCACGGGGTTGGTCGTCTGCTACGCTAACACCGTCGGGTTGGGTCTGGTTACCCCCGACGAACTCTGGACGCTCTGCAAAGCCAGCTTCGCCACCAGCTTGGTAACCGACGCGACCACCCGTCGCATGGCCTAGTCCGCCATAGCCATCGCTTTTGCTGCCGCCGCTACTTGGTGAAGAGGCACTACCTTGTCCCTCTTTGTCACTGTTGTCCGATTTGCTGCTACCGCTGCTACTAGAGTCGGATGTATTGTCATCCTTCTGGCTACCGCCACCGCCAGTCTGTTCTTTCATGGCTTTTTCTATTTCAGCTTGAACTTCCTTAGACATCGGATCTCTGGTATCCGGTGCATCTTCACTGCTTCCCCGGAAACCACTAAAGGTGCTGTAGCCTTGATCATTCATACCACCAGTTTTGCCAATACCTTTTACTACGAAGTCTTCGCCCTTGACAACGGCAGCTAATTTATCTGCAGTCAAGCCAGTAACTTTTGATGCTCTAGCAATGGCTTCTTTGGTATATGAATCGCTAAAGTTCAAAGTTCCGGGTTGTATGTTTCCAAAAATGTCTGTTTTGAGACTAGAACGAATGGTGTTTACGTCTGTCCAATCCATGACGTTTGCTTTGAACATGTCGTTTACTTTATCAGCAAGGGATTGTGCCTGTTCTTTAGTGCCCTGTGCAGCCCCGCTACCGTCCAAGCTAATCCAACCCCCTGTTTCGGGATTGTAGGCACCGCCTTGTTCAGCCATTTCTTTGCCAGTCATCAAAAACATAGCTTTTTTGCCCGTAGCTTCGCCCCATCTTCCGGTAACTGGATCGAACTTTTCTAACTGCAGCGATCCGGGAAGATATCCACGACGAACAGCCTCTAAGGACTGCATTTGTTTTTGGCTCATACCTTGAAGGTTGCCGCTGTACATCAAGCTTCCGGGTGGTCGGCTAACCATCATGTCGTTAACGTCCATAAAGGCACCGCCACCCACAGCTTTTATTCGTGCAGCATTTTGTTGCTGGATAGCCATGTTTGCTGCGCCACCTATGGAAGCAAGACCAGAAAACAGCCCTAAACCTACTACAGACAATCCTAGACTTACAGCACCCGGAAGTCCGACCGCTCTAGGTTTACCTGTTGGACCTGTGAGAGTTGGGGCAGACGCCATATCAAAAGCATTAGATACTTGTTGTGCACTGCTTGCCTGAAGATTGTTTGT